GTAGCCGGAACCGATGATGCTGGAAAGACTATACCGCCTGAACTTTATTTTCAAAAAGTTTTTGAAACAACCAATTTCACTACATTTAAATTTCCTAGAGGAAGAGATATACAATTTACACTTGTCGATTTCGACAAATATCTATCTACAAATAATGTAAATTTGGTACCAGCTTCTACATATGTAAAAATTAGAAGTTTGTCGGATGAACGTTTAATTCAATATAAGAAGAACGATGTACAAACTATTGCAGTTTTGTCTACATTGTACAAAAAATATAAAAATAAGTTTGTATCTAAAGCAAATAGTGATTTGGATAAATCGTGTCCTGCTAGAGAAATGGAGGCCTATATAGGTGAAGAATTTAATACTCCACAAGGATCAAAAAATACAGTTGCTAAAAAGATAGCTGATAAATTAAAAAGTGGTAAATACAAAGAAATTAGTGCTCCGGTTAAAGCTGTAGAAATATTGGGATCATCTGGATGTAAATTATCTGAAGAGTTTGCGGGTATATCAAAGATATCTAAAACAGATTTAATTATTAATGGTAACATAAAATGTAGTGCAAAGAAAGCTGGTGGAGCACAAATAGCATCTTCACAACATAAAGAATTAACAACCGTAATTTCCGCAGTATTGAAAGACTTTCCAGATATTAAAAACAAGATGGTTGCAAATATTACAGAGACACTTGCTCATTTAATGGAAAAGTCATTTTACTATGAACATGCAGCTGTTATTAATAAAAATTTGACTACACTATCAACCACTAGTGATCAAAAGAAAACCAAAGAAGCTGTAAATAACTTAATATCGTTGATTAAAAGTCCAGATGCAGTTAATGACATCAACATAGAAGAAAAAGAAATGCAACAGATGTTGGGTGAATTAAATAAGATTTTTACCGAAGATAAATACAAAAAAGCATTGTTGAGAGAATTTTCTACCGGCGAAAAAAGATTTGCTGCTGGCGAAAAATGTGTAGCAGATCATATTATGACTTGGGATTGTCAAGGAGATTGTTTGGTTTACACAGTAGATGAATTCATCGACGATAACTATAATAAAATTAAATTCGGTGTACGTGACAGAGGAAATGAACGTGGCGGATCACTTAGAATTGGCATCTTAAAAGAACAATATGACGAAACTGATTATCTTCTATTGGAAAATCAAATAATAGAAGAAAGTTTGATGTCATTTATTAACAATTTAGGCGCCGAATTTAAAAACGTAGTACAAAACAGTTTAGAGTTTGTAAAAAATCTATCTGCGTCCGCTAAGAGTGCATTAAATGTATTCTATAACAAAATAAAAGAATTTTTCAAACGAATGGTTATAAAAATATCAATTACCGTTAAACAAATTTTAGACAAGGGATTTGAACATTTTGCAAATTATTTTGATATGGAACCTGAAATTGACGGTAAATTTGAATTTGAAATACCATGATACAAAAACAACTGCTTTGTACATTCTCCAATAGTAGTCAATATACAGACGTATTGAATGAAATACCACAACAATATAAATTGATTGATAATAAGATCTTTATATTTGCTAACGAAAATAATCTTCGGGAATTATATCTAACGTTCAATGTAGAAAAACGTGAACAAGTTAATCGATATAAAGGAACAATAAGCATACATCGTAAAAAGCAAACAAATACATTGTATACATTAAACGCAATGAATAAGTTAATTGCTGATGAAAATGACGGCACATTTGATAAAAGTTTTCAATTAAATTGGGATTTATATAAAAACAGTATTATACTAACCAATGAAATTGGTGTAAAAATAGTTCCATTAAAACTGTTTTCTATCTCCGAAGTTTGATATATATTTTTGACTTGATTTCAGTTTGTACCTAGTGTACACTGATTTTAGGTTGGTTATAAACCGAGTCGAGTGATTCGGTTAAAATAATTAACTAATTAACAATTAAACAATTAAATAAATTATGGCATTAGACATTAGTAAGCTAAAGAGTCGTTTGAACTCCCTTTCAAACACAAATCAAAAATCTAACTTGATTTGGAAACCAAAGCCCGGTAAACAAGTAGTTCGTATCGTTCCTTATAAGTACGAACCAGATAATCCGTTCATCGAACTAAAGTTCCATTATAACATCAACAACAAGACCTATCTGTCTCCTGATAGTTTTGGTCGTCCAGATCCAATCGTTGAGTTTAGTAACCGTTTGAAGAAGACTGGTTCTAAGGAAGATTGGCAGATGGGTCGTAAGATGGAACCAAAGATGCGTACATTTGCTCCTGTAATTGTACGTGGCGAAGAACACGAAGGAGTTAAGTTCTGGGGATTTGGTAAGCAAGTTTATCAAGAACTTTTATCGATCATCAGCGATCCTGACTTCGGTGATATTACTGATCTAACAAGTGGTCGTGATATTGTTGTAGAATTCAAGACAGCTGAAGGCGGAGCTAGTTTCCCAGAAACCAGCATTCGTGTTAAGCCAAATGTGAGTGTTGCGGTTGATCCAAAAAACAGTCAGTTGCTTGAAGCACTAAAGGCTCAAGTAAACATCTTGGATCTATTCCCAGAACTCTCATACGAAGAACTTAAGGAAGTTATGGATAAGTGGTTGAATCCAGATACTGAATCAGCTGATGCAACTGTATCAACCGCAGCTGCACCATCTGACGGAGATGATGAAGCTCCATTTGATGTGCCAGCAAAGGCTGTTCCAGCTCCGTCTTCACCAACTGCTGCTAAAGCAAAAGGTAAGGATAGTGTAGAACAAGCATTTGATGATTTGTTTAACTCTTAAAAAATAAAAATAAGCCGGTAGAGTTTTTATACCCTACCGGCTTTCTAGTTATATACGTTATGGCAAAAAAGAATGTTACAAAAGAGTCTGGACAACGAGACGAATTAGTTGAGTTGTTGGCAAATGAACTAAACAAAGCAAACAAAGATGGCGGTAAGATTGCTTATTTCTTAGATGAGCAAGAAAATCCTGCCGAGATCAGCGATTGGATTAGTACAGGTTCTTCTATTCTGGATCTAGCAATTAGTAACCGTCCTCATGGAGGTTTGCCTGTTGGTAAGATGATTGAATTCAACGGATTAGAAGGAACTGGTAAAAGTCTAGTTTCTGCACACGTTGTTGCTGACACTCAAAGAAAAGGTGGAGTTGCGGTAGTAATTGATACTGAAAACGCAGCTGCACCTGAATTCTGGAAGAGTTTAGGAGTGGATCTATCTAAGTTACTATATGTTCAATGTGAAACCGTTGAAGATATTTTTGCTCAGATGGAGAAGATGATCGCAATTGTTCGTAAGAGCAACAAAGATCGTATTCTAACAATCATTGTTGATTCTGTAGCAGCAGCATCAACAAAGGCAGAACTTGAGAGTGATCATGGTAAAGATGGTTATGCTACTGGTAAATCAATTATTATCAGTAAAGCTATGCGTAAGATTACCACTATGATTGGTCGTCAGAAGGTTCTTACTGTATTTACTAATCAATTGCGTCAGAATCTAAATGCTATGGCATTTGGTGACAAGTACGTGGTAAGTGGTGGTAAAGCACTTGCTTATCATTGCAGTGTACGTGTTCGTCTTAACAACACTGGTAAACTCAAGCGGGGTGAGGAAATCATTGGCAATGAGTGTAAAGCAGTTGTTGTGAAGAACCGTATGGGACCACCACAACGTCAAGCAAATTTTGATATCTATTTTGATAGCGGTATTGCTGACTATGGTAGTTGGGTTAAAGTTCTAAAAGAACAAGGTCTAATTAAACAAGGTGGTGCTTATTACACATATAAGAAGGACAATGGATCAGAATGGAAGTTTCAATCCAAAGACTTTGTAACCACAATGCAGACTGACAAAGAATTGGGTGAAGAAATTTACTTGAAGATTTGTGATGCTGTAATTATGAAGTACAAAGATCCTAATAGTCAAATCGTTGAGGATGCTGTAGTAGATACAGAAGAAGAGACTGCCGGCAACGAATAATAATATGAGTGGATTCAGTTCATCTGAAAAGAAAAAACTGTTCTCCTTGTTTGAAAACATCAAGGAGGGTGTTGGAAATGACGGACTTAAAAAGTCTACCAATTCTGACATCCTCCTTGTTGATGGCCTTAATACTTACATTAGAAGTTTTATGGCCATTCCTTCACTCAATGAAGATGGACTACATACTGGTGGTATTGCTGGATTTCTGAAGAGCATTGGATATGCAATTAAATTGCTTTCTCCTACCAGAGTTATTATTGTATTTGATGGTAAAGGCGGTAGCCAGAAACGTAGAAAGATTTATCCAGATTACAAAAATGGCAGAAAGACAGATATTAAACTTAATCGCAATTATGAAGAATTATCTTCTTCACAAATTGAATCGGTTAATTTTAAAAAAGAATTGATTCGTACTGTAAATTATTTGGATACATTGCCTGTAACAGTTATGGCAATTGATCAAATAGAAGCAGACGATACAATTGCTTATCTGGCTAAAGATACTTTTAAAGACAGCAATGTAACCATTATGTCTACAGATAAAGATTTCCTACAGTTGGCAAGTGACAAGATTAAAATCTGGAGTCCTACCAAGAAGAAAGTTTTTGGATGCAAAGAAATATTGGATGAATATGGTATCACTTGTAACAACTTCATTTTATACAGAGTAATGGAAGGTGATGTCAGCGATAATATTCCTGGATTGGATGGAGTTGGATTGAAAAGAGTTGTTAAAGCATTTCCTTTTCTTGCTAACGAAGATCAATCGTGTTTACAGCAGATATACAACTATTCAGAAAATAATAAAAACAAATACAAGATTTATGAGACTGTATTAAACAATAAGTTATTACTCGCACGCAATTATGAATTGATGCAGTTACATAATACACAAATTCAATCTTTTACACAACTTCGTGTAGAAGAGATTATCAATACTCCTGTCAAGAAGATTGATAAAATTAGTTTCTCTAAACTAATTACAGAAGACAAAATGTGGAATAATATCCCCAATTATCACATTTGGCTCAATGAATGT